TATATAAAATGAGCCAAGACCTTAAAAAGAAAATACGAGAAGAATATGTAAGATGTGCTGCATCCCCTGCATATTTCATGCGTAAATATTGTTATATTCAACATCCAAAACGAGGTCGAATTCAATTTAATTTATACCCTTTTCAAGATAAAGTATTAACTTTATTTCAAGAAAATCCTTATTCTATTGTTTTAAAATCTAGACAGTTAGGTATATCTACTCTATCCGCTGGATACTCTTTATGGATGATGTTATTCCACCAGGATAAAAATATACTTTGTATAGCAACAAAACAGGAAACAGCTAAAAACATGGTTACTAAGGTAAAGTTTATGTATGATAGTTTACCTTCTTGGCTTAAAGAAAAACAAAAACCATCTGAGGATAATAAATTAACTCTTAGATTAAATAATGGTTCCCAAATAAAAGCCACTTCAGCAAGTTCGGATGCTGGTCGATCCGAAGCAGTTTCTTTATTAATAATTGATGAGGCTGCTTTTATTAATAATATAGGTGAAATATGGGCCTCGGCACAACAAACATTAGCAACAGGTGGTGGTTGTATTGCATTATCTACTCCTTATGGTACTGGAAATTGGTTTCATAAAACATGGGTTGCAGCTGAAATGGGTGATAATAGTTTTTTACCTATACGTTTACCTTGGGAAGTACATCCTGAACGAGATCAAAATTGGAGAGACCAACAAGATGCTGATTTAGGGATAAGAATGGCAGCGCAAGAATGTGATTGTGATTTTTCTACTTCTGGTGATACTGTTTTCTATGCTGAAAATGTTGATTATTATGAAAAAGAATGTATTAGGGAACCATTAGAAAAACGTGGATTAGATAAAAATTTATGGATATGGGAACCAGC